ACCTTCTGCCATTTCAAAGAGGCGGTTCTGCGTCTCAGCAGCACGACCGTATTTGAGGAGAATGATCTCGTAGTCAGTAAAGACTTGTTTTTCGATACTGTGCAGGCACCGTGCAAGAAGCGGTGACCACTGAGCACTGAAGGTAAACGGGATCACGATCGAGACTTTCATAGAGTGAAGATTTCGGGGAAATCTTTAACGATCTGTGTCATGAGTTCGTCGTGGTGCTGCACTGCTTTGGTGAGCATACTCTCTGTTTTAGTCCGATAAAGTACTAGTACATCTTTAATAACCGCGAGGGTCTTTCCCCGAGAGAGAAGGTCAAACCACAGCGCGTAATCTTCGTACCCCCACGTCATTCGGGGGGAGTAGCCACCACACTCGAGTAAGGCCTCTCGTCTGATCGCACTAAAGTAGGGAATACGATTAGCGGTCTTAAAGTCTTCGAGTGAAGGGGGACTCTCAAGAATAACGGGAAAGTTGATGACGCCAAAGTTCTTGAAAGAAGGGGCAATGATGTCTGCCTTTGTTTCTTCGGCGACGGCAGTCATTTTCTCTAGGCAGTGTGGCATTAGCTGGTCATCTGCATCCAACGGAAGGACGTAGTCACAGGAGCTGTTCAAGATCCCTGTGTTCCTGGCACTAGCGAGCCCCTTATTGACTTGTGAAATGACCTTGAGTTTTGGGTGTGCTTTCGCATACGTCAGAGCAACCTGGAGAGACTGGTCGGTGCTCCCGTCATCAATGACGATCACCTCGTTTGCTTCAAAAGTCTGTTCAAGAGCGCTCTCAATGGAATCTGGAAGAAACTCCTGCTGGTTGTACGAAGGAATGATAATGGAAAAGGAGGTCATATCTTTTGTCTCCGACAGGTAAGTCCATAACAAACACGATGCGCTCCTCGTGCCCAGAAACCTCTGCCACAGCGGGTACAGCGCTTCTTTTTCTTTATCGTTGCCTTCATACCGCAGTTTCAATGTGGTGTAAACCACCAACGCCGCCACAGGAAGTTACCTTGGTGATATTAGGAGCGGGTAGGTAATCCCCGCAGGTAGGGCACGTATTTGATGGCGTAGCGATAACGAGTAATTCACAGTCGTGGCTTTTACCAGCTCCGTTACACTTGGTTAGTTTTCCAATTTGCTGCCCCGGAGGATGCTGGAGGATGTCGTGGCAGGTAGGGCAGACAATCGGTGGCAGAGGCTCCATGACGTGTTTCCCAGAGTACTTCGCTAACTCTCTGCCTGCCTCTCGAGAGAGAGAATGTCTTTTGGTAATGGTTACGATCTTGGGCTCGTGAGTCCTTCCCCAGATGGGCTCGTAGTACTCCTTGACCAAGGAATCGGGGTAGACGTAGTCAGGTCCTAAGACAACGAGCTGGTCGTTGGGGTGTGAAGAGAGGTAAGCATTCCAGTGACTCTCGTCATTCCAGATAGCGATGTAGTTGTTCTGCAAATCCCGGTCAATGCTGCGTTTCATCCACCACATGGCTTCAAGGAAAGGCTTCGTCGCTCCTCCCTGTACGCCTCCTGCGGCATAGACGGGATCAAACCAGAGCTTTTTGTGGTCAGTGAGGATCTGACCGAATCGGGGGATAAAAGCAGAAGAATTGGGGTTAGGTTCATACGGAGGAATAAAACGCCTATCGAGCGCGTACATGGGGTGCTTGGCACAGGTGAGCCATTCCCCGAAGATGTCGGTCTTAATATCCTGCATCACCCGCATGTCAGCATCAATGTAGAGCAACTTGTCGAACTTCTGGAGGTATTCTTCTTGCTGTAGAAAGAGATGGTAGCGCAAGAGGGTCGGGTAGGGCCATGGAGTTGCGTCAATGGGGAAAATGGTGATCGGGTTTAGATCAAAGTAGTCAATAGCTGCCTGGGTCTTCTCTAAGGTAGGGATACTAACGAGGGCACTGAACTCCTGGTCACTGAGGGGCTTCGAGGCAAGCTGCTTCAAGGTTGCTTCTGGCTGGCACTTAGCAAGGGACTCTTTCTCTCGCTCTGAGCCTTTCTGGGGAATGTCGGTCCACATCATGAACTCGACGTCTTCTCCGGGGAAAAGGCGCTTACGAGCGTCAACAAGCATGTCCTGTGCGTAAGGCCAGAAGATCTCATTAAGACATATCTGGATGATACCTATTTTCATGATAAAAAGATGGCTTTGTGAAGCCTTGATTAAGAATCTGTGGATAACTTTACGAGTAAGTTCTCGAGGTATTCCCTGGTCAAGGTAACGGAGATCCGACGTTTAGCCTCAACTGCTTCAACTCGCTCAACGCCAATTTCTTTGATGAGGTTTGCTCTAAACTCAACGGACATTCCCTTTTTACGCATGTTGCACACGTAACACTGAGGACGGCAGTTATCGTAATCCCATCGCGCCGCCTTATACCAGCGCGTGAGGTAGTGACCGCACTGGAGTTTTTTAATGGGCATCACTCGGTACTGTTCGACATCGTGGGTGTAGCACTTGTTGTACCAAACCCCGTCCACTTCCCATGCACCTATCATGCGTACATTGCGGCTCATGGCGTCGTCGCACTCACGAATGAGTCTGGAGATGGATTTCAACTTTCCTTTCGTCCTAGGTGCCTTTTTACGCTTCCTGCGCGGTGTTTCGACGACAACGAGGTCACTCATGGGTAGCATAGTACTGGATAAAGGCAGTGACTTTATCATCTTTGATGACGTAGTTGGTCTTGGCGATCTTGAATCTCTCTCTGTACATCTCTTCAAACCAGGTGTTCATGCGAGTTTCGATATTTTTGATATTACCTTCGATAATTTTGAGAAATTGCTGGGTCATAGGCGTTTATGACATTTAACACACAGGTGGATAGTTTCGAGATGCTGGCAGTCGCCATGTTCGTTTGAGGCGAGTTCATCTTTGATCTGGCGTACGCTCCACATTGCGGCACGGGTTAGCTGCTGCTCGACGGGCATTGAAAGGGCCATCGCGGTGTAGAGCCTCTCAGGGTTTATCTGATTTAGTTGGGCTAAATCCTGCTTCCCTTTCAAGACAAAGTGTTCGTAGGCTTTCAGGTAGCGAGATGCTTGGGTAGGGTGGAGCTGTAACTCAGCCTCGACATACTCCCCAAAGCCAGAATAAGTCCCTTCCCAAAGCCTTTTCTCTGAGATCTCGTAGAGAAGCGCCACCCCCTCGAAGACACTCTTACGGGCGTTCTGGAATACTTCCTTGCACTGTTCGAGGATAGTCATAGGCGTGCTTTTAGCTTTTTGCTGAACTCGGCAAAATGGTTCGCGTAACTTAGAAACTTCTCATCGCCTGTCTTCTCGTACATCTTGAGTGCACTCTGCATGATCTTCATGGTTGAAGTGCGTACTCCCCGTATAAATACTTTTTCTTCATCTACGATCGCCATACCTCTTCTTGGTTATCTGATAAGTCCCATGCCTCTTCAAGAAACCTCCCCTCTCGGTAGCTATAGCCAATATTCCCGGTCTGGCCTCTGCGGTTAGCTTGCAGTGAGATGTTGGTCTCACTGCCTATCTCAACTCGTCCTCCAATCCTTTGGGTCTTTCGCCATACCAGAATGGTCAGATCTGCCTCCTGCGCCATTGCACTCGATCCTTTTATGTTTTCGATGTCAGGATTTTGGTCAGTGCGTACTTTCGTGAGATGCCCCATGAGGACAATGAGCACATCCCATTTCACCGCCAGTGAGTGTATGGCACGAGAGATCCGCTCAAGTCTTGATGCCTCGGTATCGTCACGGCCCTTCTCGGCGTCGGAGATGAACCCAATATGGTCAATGAAGACCACTTTGGAGTCGTACTTGGCTTTTGCCTCCACTATCTTCTTCTCAACCCATTCAAGAGTCGGCTGTTCGTTCTGTCTCGGAGTAAAGAAGTGGGGCATCTGGTGAGTCTTATCAATAAACTTCCGCATGAGGTCAATAGCCCTTTCTTCGAAAGAAAGCCACAGAGGAGCTTGGTCTTTGAATCGAACGGACAGTTCCATGCAGAAGCTGGTCTTGCCGTGTTTGGTGATCCCGGTAAGGAAAATCATTTCTCCGGTGGTAAACCCCTCCATCTTGGAGTCCAATAAAGAAAATCCAGACTTGAATTTTGGCTTTACTGGTAGGTTTTTAACCTCTTCAAGCAGTTCGTCTGATGAAATAACCCGGTCATCTCCTTCATAAACTTTGGCTATCTCCTGTAAACGCAACAACTGCTGGTCTTTCTCGAGAGAGTCACTTTCCCGCTTGATTTCCTTCTCTAGGGAATTGAGGAGTTCTTTGGTATTCATGCCTCTTTGTCAAAACTACTAATGACGGTAGTCCAATCAACCTTACCTTCTCGCCAAGATTCACCTTCCTGCTTTATCCAACGCTCCTTGAGGCGGGATTTGGAGATATTGTTCTCTTTTGCCACCTTCAAAGAAGAATACTGCTTCAGCTTACGCACAAATGGGAAGCCTCTACGCTTCTCGGCCCACCGGCACATCTCCTCATACTCTGAAGTAGCAGCCTTATCTGGCTTCTTGCGAGGATTTTCTTCTTCGTAGAAAAAGTCCGCGTCAGCGGTGTATTTATTATCCTTACCTAACCTAACCTGTGGTGCCGGTTGGTTGCCAGACTGTAAACCAACATGAAGATTGTCTGTGTATGCCTTATTTTCCTTTATTCCAAGCCGTTTTTTCTCCTCTTGGAATCGAGTCGGCTTGTACCTATCGAGGCGAATCATATTGTGGATAAGCCAGTGCTTAATGACGACGACTCCACTATCAAAGGGTAAGATAAAGCGCTTGGTAAGAAGCACTTTCAGGTCATCTTGGTTTGAACCCACGAGACGCATGGTCTTCTGTGGTTGGATAAATCCGTCATCGTCGGCGTTCATGCCAAGGTGGAAATACAATGCCTGAGAAGAAACGGGCATAGATAGGAATTCCTCGCTTTCGACTATCTCTGGGCTAAACATTCTTCGTTGTGCCATATCTATTTCCCGTCACCGAGTAAGAAGTTCGGATTAGTCTTGAGGTTCTCAGCCAGCGTCTTGTCGTTGGGGAGTACCAAGTAAGGCAGGAAAACATCGTGGGTTTCCACCATCTGCGTCTCCACGAGCGCCATTTGTGCTTCAACCCAGTCTTTAACTATGCGCCACGCTACACGGACTGCCTGTAGTCGGTCTGGTGCCTTGCTGCCGTTTTGTTTCAGTTTCCCTGCCCGCCATTGTTCTGTAAGCACTCTCAGTACTGGTTCCCAAGAGCAGGGAAGCCGAAATCCCAACTGTTTGTCATTAAGCTGAACTTTGAACGAAAGTGCGGTGACCGCACCGTCCTCCTTGTCATATTCGGTCATCACTGCGGTAGCGCCATGCATAGAAAGAATCTTCGCAATTTCAGCCGCAGTTTTGTCAGGGTCAATTCTCGTCGTGTAATTAAGGAGTGCCATATATCAAACGCAATAAAGGCCACCTCTCGCCGGAGCGGTGGCCGTGATTAAGTTCGTGTAGTCCGGCGAGAACATGTAAATACACTACCACATACTTTTAGTTGACTAAATTAAGAAATGTTGGGGATATCCTGTGGATAGGTGGATAACTTCACAAGAGCTTCAGTTGCTCCTGCGTAGGATCAGGGGACGTACGGTGGGGCGTAGACATCACTTGTATCGCATGTTTTAAGCAATAATCTTTTCGATCACTGAAAGTAACTCGGCAATTCATAAAAGAATAAGGCTCATCGTCCACTGAGCAATGAGTCCAACTACGGGGTTGTTTCTTTGGTTTCATTTGAAGGGAAGGCCTGATTTTGGGCTATATCAATAAAATGACGCAGAAGCGTATAAGTCTTTGGGTGTCGAGGTTCAAGTCGCCCTGCTTTCTCTTGGTTACAGTACCCGCATAGTATCTCGAAATTCTCTTCAAAATTGTATCTGATTTCATTCTCGTCGAGCCCTAGTCCTATAAGGAAGTGAGTTGGCACGATATGCTCCAACGAGAGTCGCCTCGTGTCGCCGCATTTAACGCATTTTTCAGTGCCTGATTTTATCTTTAGTTGCCACTCATAATATTTAGTGTGTTTCGTGTTTTTCATGTCGTCAGGTAAACATTGTGCGACGCTCAGAATGTAATCGGCTCCTGTTTTAACACCGGCCCTGCCTCAGGATATTCAAATTCCTGCATATAGCCGTTCTTCAATTCATGCTCCCTGTAGGGCTTGCCGCATTTTAAACATTTACGTCCATGCCAACAATCATCACAGCGACCATCGTCAAAGCACATAACCTCGGCTTTGCATTCTATGCACGCTTTCAGTAGCAGCACACCCTTCTTCGTCGCCGCGTATCCAGCCCCGGCCGGAATTCCGTCTTGGTCTACCAACCCCTTCATAAATTCCGCAAGCCCCTTCCGTGCGAGAGACCGCACGTTTCGGCGCACATCTTTTAAGTCGACGCCTGAGATATTGGCTATGCTCTTGAAAGGAAAATATCCGCTTTCGCCCCAGCTATCCCACTCCTCTACAAGAGCGGCGAGTATCTTCTTTTCCTTTTCGTTCAGTTTAATTGTTTCCATATTTCATGTCGCACATCACAGATTGTGCGACTAATCCAGTTTAGTTGTTGGCGTCATAAATCGCATTGACTTGGCCCATGGATGCATCTCAATTCCGATTTCTTTCGCATAAGACCATTCGTTTCTCTTACTAATCAGGTCATCAAAGAACTCTACAAACCGCATCGCCCCCGCCAGTTCTTTCCAGTCAATCTTGTTATTGTATGCGAGGTCTGCCATTATTTTGAACGCCTCACTCGGCCCCTCGTACCCGTACACTCGGTCAACAAAATCCATCTGCTTTCTAAGCAACCTGTTCTCTGCTAGCAACTTTGAGTAAGACAGCTTCTTCATAACGCCTTTAAAGCTTCTCGTACTCGCTTCATCTCGACCACCCGATAATATTTCAAGCCACTCGCATACCCAATCACGCTCATCATTTCGTGTTTTTGAAGTTCGCTTATTACTTTCTTGTATATTTCTTTCTTGGTCATGGTTACATGTCGCAAAAACAGTCTTTTACGCCTTAACTTCTAATCTCATCACAGAAGTTCCCGTAAGCTACAGGGTAGTCTTGACCTCCCCACCACTTCTCTGCGCTTTTGGCGTGTTCTTTGGTGAACTCGCGACCGCACGTATGCTTCTTAACGTTGCTCCCGCAAAAAGCTCTATCAAGGTAGGAAATCATTTTGAATCAGCTAAACTCTTAATCCATTCCCTTGCATCAGCCATAGAAGAAGCGACCTTTTCTCCTTGATAGAAGAAATTTCTTCCTTGTTTGGTGATGGTGCCTGCTGCCATCATTTCCTGTAATTTGTCTTGTTCCGCATTAAACCCCTGTCCGTAGATCATAGAGAGTTCACAAGATTGTTTGAGGGTGCCAACCAACTTGTTCTTACCGATTTCAGCCTCAATGACCTTCCCGACTTGCTCATCGCCTTTCATGATATTCTGGTTCGTCCAACGAAGCTTGATCCAGATACTCTTTGCGTACTCGAGTTTAGTGCCACCAGAAGTCTTGATACGGCCGCTCATAATATCTATTACCTGGTGGTTTAGAACCAAAAGCGCAAGATTGTTCTCAGCAAGAATAGGGGTCATCTTTCGGCAGAACTTAGCAATAGCCCGTGCAAGACCTCCAATGGTACGGCCCTCGGCGGTCTTCTCCGCTTCTTCCCGAACCACTAGGTTTCCCACTGAGTCTAAAATAATAAGGGCGTCTCGGTGCTCCGTTGCCCACTTCTCGATCTCATCCAAGACATCTTCAGCAAAGCGGGTTTGCAAGAGCTGTAACGCACTACAATCAACGCCAAGCGATTCTGCGTAAGGAGTGGTGAATTGGTACTCAGTATCAGCCCAAAGCACGTCCATGCCCATTTCCTGCGCTTTGGAGACCACTTGGAGAGCGAGGGTGCTCTTCCCAACTGAATAGTTGCCACTGACTTCGGTGATTCGACGAGTAGGAACGCCGCCACCCATCAGTTTATTTAACTGGCTAAAGCCAGTTGAGATCCAGGTGAGTTCAATGTAAGGACTCTCCAAAGCGGGGACGATGCTCATACCTCCTTTACGGCAAAGTAGTTTTCCGTTAAATCTGATATCAAGTCAGTCATTGATACACGCCTATTAAAGGCTTCTCGCCGGAGAAGCTCGTAAGCTGACACGGAAATCCGTACCTGCTTGGTTAGCTTATTTTTGTCCATTGAGCTAGTGTAAACGACTTATCCACTTGTGTCAAGCTTGACAGTGCGACAGAGAGGGTATATGCTATACACAGCTCAAAAGGGACGGCTGGTTAGGCACTCGTAAGACCACAGGCAGAGAGATGCGTGCCAGTACGTGACCTAGTAGAGTTAGTGGTTTAGCTGGACAAAATCACGTCAACGCGCCTTTTAGCCGCTGCTTCTCGATGCCTACGCGTCGTCGAGTAGCGGCTAGAGGGAAAGCATTTATCAATGTAACCACAAGTATGGAACCTCAAGTCAAATACACGGGCTGGAAGAAGGAACCAAAAGAAGGGATGGCACTGAGCCAAGCTCTCTGTTTATTCTTTGCCATGACTGCTATTTTAGTAGCATTAATCTACCTGGCGCACCTATGAAAAAGAGTACCGAAGAGAGACTCCTCGAAGACGCAATCATAGCGGCAACAGCATGGCAAATGGATGCGAGTGAGTGGAAAGCAAAAGCAGAGCAAGCACGCAAACAACTTGCCCCCGCCTTCATCCTCGGACTCTTGGTCGCCTTACTGGGCATAGTCATTTTCACCTCATATGTCTAATAGATTCAATACCGAATGGCTTGAGAGAGCCAAGGAGTGGTTTGAAGAGGCAGTGGAAACAGAGAACTGGGCGCTTGCCCGCTCGATCATCGAAGATGTGCGGGATATCAATCCCGATTCAGCCGAAGTCTTAGAGAGAGAGTTAACCGCCAAACAAAACGACCATGCTTAAAATCTTAAAAGTTACTCGGGGTGAAGAGACGAATCAGGAAATCGGTTACGAAGTCCGTAAGACCACGGAGCATTTAGGTGATGCGTATATGTTTGAACTGAGCGTTGACGATGCCAAGAGTCTTAAAGAAGCGCTAAATATGCGCTCAGAATTATGAGAGACGAACAGCACTTTATCATGACGAAACTAATTCCTTTCTTAAAGTCCAAGAAACAGGCTTATGAAGAGAAAGGCATGGTGCCGACCATTGATCTGCTCATCCAAGAATTAGAGGAAAAGGTTAGTGAGAATCTATGAAGATCATTCACCGAATACCTACGACCCAATATGGGTATGTGGAGATAGAGAAAGAAGTCGCTGGTGCATTTGACCCAAAGCTATACCGGGAAGAACACGAAGAACTTCTCTCAGCTTTCGCTGAGAAACCGGAGAATGTAATGAGTGACAAAGACCTAACTGACTATATCTACAACGCGCTCAATGGCATCCCGAATAGCCCTGATGTATGGGAGACTATGCACCCTATTCAAAAACGAGTGTTACAGTGCTATAAGAATGCGAGTAATAGAAAGAAGCCCGTATGACTTTCTTCTGGAGGATTTGGTGTGTTTTCTTTATCCTGTACTCGCCATTAATGATGTTTACGCTTCATGCGCATGACTATTGGTTTTTCGTTGATTTCTTCAACTTCGTGCTGTACTCGATAGCATTAAAACTTTCTTTTGATTACTAATTTAGCCGAACAAAAATAACTAGTATGGAATTGATCGCTTATAAAGGAGATAGAAAGCTTAAAACTGCTCTTCTCAAAGAGATAAAGAAACACGAGAAAGCTGACGCTATCCTTCAAGGAACCTACGGTCGAGAAAACGGCAAATGGAAAGGCTGTGCCGTTGCTTGTTCGTTGCGATCGTTGGCAATACTCAATAAAGAACCATTAGTGACCGAGTACAACCAACATGCCGATTACGAGACAAAGCTGGGGATACCAAGGGTAATCGCTCGTCTTGAGGATAGAATATTTGAGGGATTAGACGTCAAGGAAGCAAAGAAATTCCCTGCTCAGTTCGCTGCCGCAATAAAACCAGGCGCTGACCTTTCTCTCGTCTGGCCTAAATTCGCTGTCTGGTTACTGGTTGATAAGAAAGATGGCGTACTACAATACGCGAAGTCAGATAAATCCATTAAAGCAATTACTCGCGTTGCCGAATTGTATTCAAAGGTGATCGCGGGAGAGCAAGTCGAAATACAGACTTGGGAAGATGCGCGTTCCGACGCCGCCGACGCCGCCGACGCCGCCGCCGCCGCCGACGCCTACGCCGCCTACGCCGCCGCCGCCGCCGCCGCCGATGCCGCCGACGCCGCCGACGCCTACGCCGCCGCCGCCGCCTACGCCGCCGCCGACGCCGCCGACGCCGCTAGGAGAAATCACTACTCTAAATGTGCGAAGAAGCTTATTAGTCTTTTAAAGGAAGCAAATTAGAATGAAATTATGGGTTTTATGGATGACGTGAAGAATGAGAGTAAAAAGTACGGAGGTGGGAGTGATTCCAACTACTTTAAATTTGAGGACAAAGGAGTGTATCGCATACGCATTCTCAATCAGCCTAAAGTGACAGCGACGCACTTCTTTGGTAAAGGAAATCCCAGTATAGTATGTGTCGGTATAGAGGAAGGCTGTGAGTACCACAAAGAGTCAGATAAAAAGCCAAGCATAAAGCTGGCGACCTATGTGATTGATCGTAAAGATGGAAAGATAAAAATGGCTGAACTACCCCTATCCATTAGCTACAGTCTCAACGATCTTCAAGAAGATGCTGACTTTGCCTTCAGCGACTTCCCCATGCCCTACGACGTGAAGATCACTTACGACCCGGATAACGATGACCCAAAGGCCAAATACCGGCTGGTAGCAAGCCCGAAACAAGAAGAAGTGACTATTGCAGAAGAGAAAGAACTCGCTGAAAAGATGAAGAAGCAGACTCCTGAACAATATGTAGAAGCAAAGAAAACCAAGCAAAAGGTAAAGACGCCAACCGATATAAAACCGACTCAAGAAGATCACCCGGAGATTAACCCTGACGACATACCCTTTTGAGGTATGAAACTAAACAGCAGAGACTGGGTGACGATAGTGACGGCAGTATTGGCCTCAATAATTACGACCGAGATTATCAAGCACTTTCATATCTTTGGTATATGAAAAACAAACCCCTAGACCCCAAAGAGCAGGCAAAGAAGGACGCTGACTTTGCGGAGTTCTTGAAAGGAGAGATGGAGCGGGCGAGGTTGAAATTAGCAGATTGGAAGAAGGATGTTGTATGAACCACAGAGGCAACACAGTAGACGCTGAAGGTCATTGCGAAAATCCTTTTTGTGAATGCCAGCCGACGTTCGACGCCACACCATCCTCTAGGGAGAGTTGGGAGGAAGAGTTCGATAGGGACTTTACGACGCAGGAAATAGATGACTGGCGCAGAATGAAGGCAATTAACGCTGATATTGTGAAGCGCTTCATCCGAAAGGAATTGGATGCAAGCTATACGGAAGGCTACGAAAAAGGTGGCGATAGTATACGTTACCACCGGGAGAGTTTTGAGAAAGGCCGTGCAGAAGGTAAATCCCTTTGTCTGAAGGAGGTGCGGGAGAAGGTGGAGGCGCTTAAATTCCATTCTGGACTTGAGACACCTGAGTTACGAGAAGCGGCTGAAATTGGTTGGGTAAGAGCTTTATTTGATGTTCTCACTGCCCTAAAGGAGATGGAGGAGCAAAAACATGAAGCGATCAGGTGAAAAACGCTGGGTTAGAGGTATGCAGGATGTAAAGACCTACCAAGACTACCTTGATGAATACAACAAGAAAATCGCCAAACAGCGCAAAAAGCGCCTGAAACAAGCAAAGAAGCGGCTTGAGAAGATGAAGAAGCTGCCACAATACCAGGAGTACGTGAAGAACCAGACCAATCCCTGGCTCATTCTTGAGCCCAAAGATCTCAGCCAATACCCCACTACAACGAGTATTTAGTGGGTCCTGATCCATTTGAACGCGGCTTTGTGGTATAGGTTAACTCAAGTTAACCAACAAAAAAGCCGCATACGCGATTGTGTAATCGTATGCGGTCTTTTGCTTTTTGGCTATGCTAGTGGGCCGTAGTAATCATCACGGCTCACTATCTCGCCTTTTTGCTTTTCACCTTTTAGTAGAATCGTCTCAATCCTTCCCTTCATTGCGTGGCCGTCAATGGTTATGGCATCTTCTCGAACTGATATGCGTATCTGGTGCTCACTTTTGTCTGATGAGCCAGTAAATACGTCAATATCAAGCCACTTATTTCCCCCCTGTCCTTTGCTTGCGCGTTCGCTTGTCACGGTTGCGTAGAGTTTCATACTAGTCTTCGTAGCGCATGTGCTCATTTCCACAAGCACAAATGCATTTAACCTCTTCTCTAGTAGTGCCACATTCCGCGCATGTATGTGGGTCTGTGGATTCGTCCCATCTGTGGCTAGTTTCACCCGCCGTCATTGGTTCACCGTTTTCATTCAATGAGCTGGGACATATAGCGGGATTGTAGATGTTTTCGAGGTTCATACTAGTCCCACCAGACCCGTAGGATTCCGAAGTCTCCTACTTTGTCCAGTGTGCCACCGAGTAATGTTTGTGCCTTTTCTGGTGCAATCCATGACACCTCATCAGCGCCCCATGTTCTTGCAAGCATTTCGAGGTCTTTTTCGCGTCCGATAACTGGCCGAATGTAGAGCGTGTCCACGTTCCAACCCTCTTGGATGTCGCGCAATTTGATGAGGTCAATCGGCTCTAAATGAGCTTTCATGCCCTCTTTGCTGTATTGATATGCGGCACTATACGCGCCTCTATCCATTACAGCCCCGCGCCACAAGTCTCTATTCGCTTTTAAGTCTTTAACAACTTGTTCGCCATCGAAATCGTTGAATGATGCTATTTGCATCAATTCAAGATTTAAGGCTTGTATCCTTTCAGTCTTAACCATATTTCATTTTCAATGAGCACCACCACAATCACATGATGCAGAGAGTTGTAAAACCCTCTTATGAGCCTACAGAATAGGCTCGAAGAGCGCTCTACTTTGCAAAAAGAAGGTACAGGCCAACGCAGATAAGGATAAATGCCATACTAGGAGTAGATTCCATTAAAACTAAATAGTGCGACTAAACCGATAGCAAGAACGATATTGATAGCTGCATTCAGCAACGTCTTTTGGTTCATGCCATGGCTCAAATCACCTAGCAAGCTTGCCCACGCTCGTGCAGCTCGCTCCCGATTAATCTCTCGCATTGATTTGGTATACATACATTATTCTATTAACCTTTAATACAGGTAATCCTACTATCCCTATGTAGACAAGTCAACAGACCTATAATAGTATACAACTGCGAATAATCCTGTCAATATTACCATCGCTTTAGCCACCTAAATTCACTCGTGCGAGGCATTGTGCTAGAATCCGTCACATGTCGGTATCTACCATCAAACAAATGAAACTAGGCAGAGAAGTAGCAAAAGACCTAGTGGAAGCCAAAAAGCCTCGCAATAAGAAACAACTACTTGTTGCCGCTGGTTATAGTGAAATAACGGCATCAGCAAGTCCTCAAGTCATTTTTAATCAAGAAGGAACAAAAAAAGCAATAGAGGTGGCTCTAGAAAGCCAAGGATTTACTGAAGCAAGAGCAAAGCAGGTAGTAGCAGAGATACTAGATAAGAAATTTGCTGAGGATAAAGACCGCTTAAAAGCAGCGGAATTAATCTTTAAAGTGCATGGAACGTTCGCCGCAGAAAAGAGTATCAACATGAACGTCAATAGTGAGGACTTACGCAAGGCAATACTCGATGATTTAAATCGTTTCAGGGCTAAGTAGAGCCATAAATTCAAGATACCCAGAGCAGATGGTGCCCATGAATCCAAGGCAAATGCCTATTGACAAAAAACGAAGTCGGTGGTCTAGAAACTCATGGGTGGGGGTACCCAGGAAAGGAAACAAGTACTTTGTAAGTTGTTTTGAACGGTTAAGAACCGGATTTTCTCTATTTTCCACCCTGGATGGGACCCAAAGATGAAGAAAAGGGAGGTGTTACACTATATGAAATATGAAGTTCACCTGGAATGAAGGAGAGCGTGAGTACTGCCTTAAGCTCCTTTCTTTATTCAAGATTGAGGGCACCCCCGTTGATAAACTTGTAACCGAGGGCCAGTTGCAGATGTTTGCTGCTATTGTCCTGAAGAAGTCCAACCGCATTAACATCATCACCTCTACCCAGTATGGGAAGAGCCTTATTGTGGCGCTCGCCTGCCTTATTCTCTCCTGTATTGACGGGGAGATGGTCTCCATTCCGGCACCGAGCGAGGATAAGGCTAGGATCATTATGCGCTACTACTTGCAGCATTTGGGAGACCACCCTGTCTTCTATAGCCAACTTGAGAAGGGAGACAAGCTCGATAGGTTGGTGATGGAGACCTCGAGAGACAGGCTCACCTTAAAAAACAGAGGGGGCATTTTCATTCTTTCCGTCCATGCCGGGGACTCAAATAAGGGTTTTCAAGCGGCCATGGGAGAAGGAAGCCGGATAATTATTGAGGATGAATCCTGCCTTATACCGGATGAGATCGAGTCCACTATTTTCCGCATGATAGCTGGAAAAGGCAAAGATGCCATGTACGTGAAGATAAGTAACCCCTTCTATCGGAACCACTTCTATCGCAGCTCCATTGACGACCGGTACCTGCAAATAAACATTGATTACCGGCAAGGAATAAGGGAGGGCCGGTATGATATTGACTTCATTGAAGAGGCGAGAACCAAGCCCAATTTCGATATTCTCTACGGCTGTAAGTTCCCGGATGCTAACGCGATGGGCAAAGATGGCTACGTGCAACTCGTAACTGATGAAGAACTCCGAAAAACCCTTATTGATAAGGTGCCACACGCGGGACCAACGATTCTCGGGGTTGACCCTGCGGCTGGCGGTGACAATTCAGCCATAGTCTTAAAATCAGCCAATTACCAAGAGATCCTCTTCAACCAGCAGTTGACTGACATAATGGATCTGGTGGGAGTTACCGCTGACCAGTATAGAGCAACTGGGGCGTCTCTAATCCTTGTGGATAGAACAGGAATAGGTGAAGGGGTGTACCGAAGGCTCAAGGAAATGGATTTCCCGGTACGAGGCATCGCGTTTTCAGAGAGTCCTTCAACGGATGACCAGTTCCAGAACCTCAAAGCGGAACTCTATTGGCGGCAGCGGAATTGGATGCTCGGCGGAGGGCGGCTCTTCAAGAACCCCGCCTGGTACGAGTTTGACCGTATCAAGTACAAGACGAAGGAGGCAAATGGCCTCATTATGATCCAACCCAAGCAAGAACTCTTGAAGCTTGGCTTCGCTTCACCGAACGTGGTGGATGCGGCGGTACTGACCCAAGCGGTAACGTTAAACGCAATTCGGCAGGATAAGATCCGCAGAAGTCGAGGAACAGCATTCCACGATCCCTGGTCTGATATGATGAGGATGCCTGCGATGCAAGGAGAGAGTAAACCTGAACCACCATTATGGAGAGGATGAAAGACGAAGAAGGCTGGTATGGCTCGACGCTCGAGACAGAACGGCAGAAGATTGAAGACCCGGCAACGGGAAAGCCCGTTATTCTTCGGCAGTTCAAATTTCAATATGCTCCCTGGCAGAAGAGCAAACCCAAGAAGAGTGACATCCTTACCAAGGAGTACGTCTCTCACTTGGAGAATATGCTGTGGGCCGACAACTTGGAAATGATACAATTCCCTAAGGTGACTTTCACGAAGAAGGGCTTCAGTGTCTGGGCAACCTGCCAGGCGAAGAGAGGGAACCGTATCCCTGATTACGCTATTGATGCACTCTCGAAGCCTCTCCACGAACGACTACAAGAAGAAGGTAAAGACAACGGATAAAACATGAGCGACTCAACCATGCTGGCGCAAATCCAGCAGCACTACGAAGAAAGCCAGCAGTTCCTCTGGAATAGGAAGCAACGCCAGGTCTCCCAACTAATCCTCTTAAATAACCTCCAGAAGGGAGACGAGAATATCGCTAGTACTCTCCTAGTGACACTCTTCCTCAGAACGCTTGCGACCCATTATGATGATAAGCAGCAGGTTAAATTTGTCCCCGGCCAGGAGATGAGTAACCGTGCAGTGCAAGAAATGAACATCCTCGCCCAGTCTGACTATCAGGAAATGGAATTTGATAAGCACGAGTACGACTGGCAGTGGGACACGCTCTTCTTTGGGAGAGGCTTCCTTGAAACCTACCGCTTTGATACCGACAGAAAGATACTTTGCCCTGAGGTCATCAACCCGTTGGCCCTTAACTACGACCCATACTTCACGGATCCAAAAGAGTGGCGATATTACAACAAGTGGCTCTCCAAGAGTAAATGGGACATTGAACGTCTAATTTCGGCTAATGAAATAACTGGTATCAAGTCTTCGACGGAAATTCCTTCAGGCATGGAGCCTTTCCTCTGGAACTTTAAGGTAAGGCGTGACCAGGCCAGGCGTGCTGTTGCCGTTGCGACCGATTCCGCACAAGCGGATGTCTACCAGATCCTGGAGTCGTTCGAGTACGACGAGAATGGTGAAAAGTGCTGCATCTGGACGGATAAGGACTTCTCTAAGATCCTTTACAAGGAAGTACTCGACCTCCAAGATGGCCCAAACGGCACCAGTAAGTGGCCGATAGTCGTTAAAGAAGCCTTCCGGGAGCCGCACTCCTCAGTGCCGTTTTCAGTCGCTGACTTACTCGACGATAAACACCGTGCAAAGTCAGTACTCTTGAACCTTGCTTTATACGCTGCAAAAGATAAGGCAAACCCGCTCTATGGGTACAATCCCGACAAGATAAAAGATGTCTCCCAGCTACTCTCGAGGCAGATTTCCCAACACATTCCGATGGATGACGAGAAGGCAATGTGGCCTTTGAATACCCAGAATCCAATGGATGCCGGACTCCAGGCCTTTATCACGCTCCTGACCCAGGAGGCTTCAGACCCGGTGGGGGCAGGACTTGAGCCAGCGCCTGCGAAGAAAGGGGTACAAACTGCTACGCACGATGCAATCCAACAACAGCTAAACGACATGGCGACCTCAATTCAAAGCAAGGTCATGCAGTTCGGTGAGAAGGAGTTCTGGATTGACTGGTTCCACCGCTACCGCCGCTATACGAAGGAAGGTGATGAGAAGATAGCCACAATTACCGGCGTGAAGGGAGTCACCTGGGAGAAAATTAACCTTGGTGTCATGAACACCAAGTTCCCTCCAGGAGTTTTGATATACTCTGCAAAAGACGCGGAGTATAAAGAACTAGTTCTTCGACGTGACTACATGGAAATGTATCCGGCCCTCCAGGCGACCTTGGACCCGGATGGTATGCGGAATTTCAATAAGTATGAGTTCTTTCCGCTCTTCGTGAAAGACCCGGTAGCGATTGACAACATGTTCCCGAAGACGATTGATGAGATCAAAGCGGAAGAGGAGAATGAATCTTTGGCTGAAAATAAGCTCGCGCAGGTCGCAGAAACCGATAACCACCAGCAGCATCTGATCGTCCACCAGATGGCAAAGAAGACCTGGGCAACGTGGACACACATGGCATGGCATGAGGACCTCCTCGCACAACAGAAGAAAATGGAGCAGCAAATGGCTCAGATACAGGCTACTATGGGGATGGGCGCTGATAACGGTGTGCAGCAAGCTGCTTTCGGTGCTGCTCCCGGAGCTAAGGGAGGCGCATCTGCTACAATGGCATCAGCGAAGCAACCTTCCCCCGGAGTCCAAAAAGGAAATCCGCTCCAAGCTGCGTCGCCTCTTCAGCAAGAGACCGCCAATTCACCAATGAAGAATAATTTAGCAAGTAGTAATATTAAATAACATGAGTAAAGATATTGCCGCACCGTTGCCAATAGATAAACGTGGGACCCCGTACCAGACGGCGACTCCTCAAGCCTCTGCCATTGCACGTTACATGACGGAAAACGCCTCTGCCTCGAGCGTCATCACCGTCACGCAAGATACGACGGCTATCGAGATCGCGGCGGTCGGTGCCCCCGTCTTCATGCGATGGGTAGCCTCAACCGACACCCAAGCTTCAGTCATTGGGGTGGCTGGTTCACCGAACTTTGACCACGTTGTCCCAGCAAACTCGTGGAGGCGGTTCGTGCTTCCGATTGATAACACGCTCGGCACTCCCGCGCAGAACTCCCTCATGGGAGCAAACTTCGCAAACCAGCTTTATAGGCGCTTTGCGTGGAAAACAACTCCTGCCGCTTCAATATTTGGCAGTGAATTTCAATAATATGGCAAAAGGACAAGCAAAAGTCGGGGTAGTCATGAAAGAGTACAAGGGAGGCAAACTCCACAGCGGGAGTAAGAAAGGCCCCGTGGTAAAATCAAGGAAGCAAGCAATTGCCATCGCCTTGAAAGAAGGAGGTTTATCAAGAAATCATAGTTAAAAGTAATATGGAACCAGATGAAAAAGGGATACAAAATGACCAAGGAGGAGAAGGAGAGCCGCTTCCGGCAGACACTGGAGAATCAAGCGGAGAAGTTGTTCAACCAGCAGGTGAGCAGCCCGAATCAAACTAGTCAGTCGGTCGAATCTTTAACAAATAACCTTAAATAACTATGGCAATTAGATTACCTATAAACCTCAAATCGCAGACTTTCGCCAACGAAACAGGCACGTCTTCGGCCGCAGGTGGTATTGCAATACCCGTAACGCTTCCAATGGACACGGATAACGTGGTGGTAAAGTTCTCGGCCTCGATGGTAGGAGCAGTTTCTGCGACCCTCCAGACGACGGATGATGGTGGTACGACATGGTACGACGTAGCGCGTTCGTCCCTTGTTTCCAACACGCCCGCAGGCTTTGAAGAGTGGATTTCCGCTCCTGTCATCAGCGCAGGCATTAACCCGATCGTTAACTCAACGGCTAACTCAGGCTCCATCTTGGGTGGAACCATCGGCAGGGCACCAGCTTCCACGCTTTCCCAAAGGCAGGTTTCAGGACTCCCGATCCTCTCTCAGGCAGCCCGCGTGTTCCTCATCATTTCCGGAAACGTCACTTCCGCAGCATCAAACACGATGACCGCGCAGGTGAAAGTGAACAGTCAGTCAGCGACCGCGTAATGAACAACGCGAAGATAACCCTAGAGCGCTTCAACGTTGACCAGGAACCCGATAGGACTCCCTGGCTCAAGGAGAGAGAAGCAACTCTAGTGAAACTCGTCGAGACATTACGCAGGGTGGCAGGAAGTGAAGATTGGAGTTCTTTGAAAAAAGAGTTGTTTGACGGAGTCGTCCAGACTCTCGAAAGACAGCAAAAAAGCGAAGCTGAAAGTACCAAACCAGACCCGTTGAAATTAACGAACATCACCGGGCAACTCGCTTGGGCCAGGAAATACAGCGATTTGAACAAACTCGCTGATGTTTTCATGACTGAACTCACTAATGTTCGTAAACAACTGAAATAATCTATGGCAAAGAAGAAAGACCAGGCCCCAACTGATGAAAATCAGCCCCAGGGACCCCTGACGGAGCAGGAATCGGCTCCAGATACCGCAAGTCCAGTAGATCCAGAGGTAGAAGCGCTCAGAGCCAAGGCTGAACAAGCCGAAGTCGAGGCAAAAGCCTTAGAAGATGCCCTCGCCAAGAGCCAACAGCTCCTCGCGGAGGCCCAGAAGTCGAAGGAAGTGTCTTATGTGCCACCTCCTGCGGCCCCTGTTCTTCCAAGGAACATGCGCGTAGAGCGTTCAGGGAACTTGAGTGTGCCGATGACCGTACGTTGGCCGCAAATACGCGGTGGAACGTGTGAGTTTTGCGGTGTACTCGATCCAAATGTCCCCGCGCAGTACCAGTACAAGCTCTGCTCCCACTTTCGTGGGATGACGGCCCGCTGTACCTACTGCCCGGAGAACAAAGACCCTGATGAAGTCACCTACCATGCGAATTTGAACGTCGCAACGCACCCCGATAACCCTAATACGCTTATCATGTGGTGCAATTCCTTTTCGTGTACGGATGCCCACTTCAAACGGTGGAGCAAAGCAACCGTCTAACTCGTGTTTCAGACCTCATCCACTGAAATACTGTAAGAGATGATTAACTGGGCCAGCCCTCGTCCGGGCTGGAACCATGACAAAATAAATAAAACAATATGGCTGATGAACCAATTACAACCCCGCCTCCAGCAGCAGCTCCTCCTCCAGCGGATCCTCCGCCAGGAGTGAACCCTGTTGAAGCGCGGATAACAGACCTTTCTAGTAAAGTGAAAACTGCCTCTGAAGAGAGGGACGCGGCAAAAGCCGCAGCAGACGCAGCCCAGAAAAAGGCTGCCTTCGCAGAAGGCTTCTTGGACGTCGTTGTCGCTAACCCGGCGGCGAAAGACCACAAAGCCGAGATCGAAGCAAAAGTCTCTGCGGGCTATACAGTTCAAGACGCAACGTATGCAGTTTTAGGTGCCGCTGGGAAGCTCGGAACACCACAGGTGGCCCGAACTCCTATCACCGGTGGCTCGGCCGCAACGCCGATAACCATCCAAGGCAACAAAGAACTCGAAAATATGTCGCGTGAAGAACTGCGAGCTGCATTCCTCGAAGAAGTGAAAAAAGGCAATATCGCATAACTAGAAAGCCACTAAAATGGCAGTAACAGTAAGAAATTCCAACTGGGGCGGTTCCTCAACGAACGTCTCAGAACTGTTGGTGGCCTACATCACCGGAGAGATCCGCGTGTTGGAACCAGACCTGCAATTTGCACGTCTTGGCGTCCAGCGTGATGCGCCGAAGGGGTATGACAGAATACTCTTTCCTCAGACCAACCAGCTTCCTGTCAAAATTAACGTCACAGGCCCGAATCCTTCTTCCGGCGGTTCTGCACTTGGTGCAAACGTCGGTGGCTCGGTCTTCGGAGCAGGTGCGTCCGTCATGGGCGACGCGGGTGTCGCTCCTGGCGCTCCAGTATCCAGCTCCGCTGGTGTTGCAGCGATAACGGAAGGTTCCAACCCATCGGCTATCACCTGGGGTGCCACTAGCTATGCTTCTGGCCCAACCCAGTACGGTATCCTCGTCCAGGTTTCTGACCTCTTGGTGCATAACAGCGCCGTAGAAGTCGTGGATTCCTGCACCTACCAGGTCCGTAACGCGCTTGCACGCCTCGTTGATGCCGCCATTCAAACGGTGGTCATGGGAGGCGTCAACGGCGTGATCTACGCTGGTGGTAAGACCTCTCGAAGCTCGCTTGCTGCGGGTGACATCATCACCACGACCGACGTCGTGCGTGCGGTGCGTAACCTTCGCTCTTCAAATGGCGCAGGTGTCATGCCGTTCGATGGTAAGTACTACGCGGCAGTCGTGCATCCGATGGTAATGGCAGACTTGATGCTCAACACTCAAACGGGTGCGTGGGTAGACATCGGCCGCTACACCTCGGTAGACGATCTTCGTGCAGGCAAGATGAATGAGTTCCGTGGGGCACGCTTCTTGGAATCAGCTTTCGTCAACTACTTTAACTCAACGACAGCGGTCTTCCCGACCGTTCTCGTGGGTGATCAGTCGTTCGGCTGGGGCTACTTCCAACAGCCAACTCCGATTCTCGTCACTGGTCCAGACTCAGGAAACGCTTTGAACCTTTTCACCTCAATCGGTGGTAAGGTCACCCTCGGCGCGACCCGATTCGAGGATACTGCGGGAGTCCAACGCATCATCCGCATCGAATCAGCTGCAAGCGCTTAAACCTCGCTTGTGCTCTGTCCTTGCCCAGTACCCTGGGCAGGACACAGGGCATAAACCCTGAATAATCATGGCTATCACCGTTGCAAACGCACTCACATACGCTCGACAACTCTTACAAACCGACTCAAACGGCTTGACTGACACGCTTGGTCTTGCGTTTGCAAACGACGCTCTTGAGAACATTACGAGGACGATGTTTGAGCGCGGCATTGACGCCGCGCAGACAGGTGAAGCGTATACGACTCTCCTTCCCAGCGATAATCCTCCTGGCCAGTTCCCGTGGCCGAGCGATATGTACGCACTAAAGACCGTCGAGGTGAACTGGAACTCTTCAGCGCAGACCAACTACCTTCAGGCGCAGCCCGTGGATGTCTCTAACATACAATTCGTCTCGTTCGATTACCTACGGGTCAATCAGCCGACTACCTGGCCACTGTTTGATAACCGTGGGGATACGGGGGAACTTTTCCCGACCCCGACGGTCTCCACGTTGATCCGTATCTTTTACTTCAAGTTGCCGACCGAGTACACGGCGACATCGGATTCAATTGTCTATCCGATTTCACTTGACTATCGCTGCCTCGCAGCAAGAGTTGCCGCTCTCTACGCACTCTCGCAGAATCAGACAGGCATGAAGAATCGCTACACGGTCTCAATCATGACGAGTTACGAGAACGAGTACCAGACAAGGCTCAAAGACCTCGTTAATATCCTTGCACCTTCAAGCCAGCAACCAACGCAGCCGACTCCCTTACAAATAACAGGCTGGAACTACTGACATGACGCATACATGGACAACCGTACCCAAACCAACCAGCACTTCGAGCACGATCTCCTTTACGGGGGGCGTCCCAATTGGACTTTTGTTGGCCCTTACCACTTCACAGTCGTCAGTGACTGCGGGAGGAGACAACTGGACGAGAATCGTCAAAGCATCGGGGCAAGTCTGGACCACGGTGCCGAAAGCAACTTAATTAAGTAATCATTATTTATGGCAGATGTACCCATTACATACGGACAAGGGCAGGCAAGTATAGCCGCTGAGACCATCGGCACCCATACTTACCAACAGATAAAAGTTATAGGAGGAGAAACAGGCTCGACCAGTGTCCTCGGAGTTAACCCTGATCGTTCGATCAATGTCTCAGTGCTTGGTATTCCGAATGTGGTCATTGCGGGAGGCTCTGTAGCGGTGACTTTTGCAGCTTCTGCCAACCAGTCCGTCTCAGGTGCAGTTACTGCCCCTGCTGGCTCTGTCATGATGACGGCACAACTCGCTGGTTCCGTGATGGCTGTTTCGGGTTCATTCAATATCACGAATACGGCAGGGTCAGTCACCGCAGTTCGCACGGATAGTGCCTCCGTCATCACTACACAACCAGCTGGTTCAATTTTGGCCATCTCAGGAACAGTTACAGCACCTGCTGGCTCCATTGCAACAACTGTCCACCCCGCAGGGTCAATCACTGCTATTCGCTCTGATAACGCATCGGTGATAACGACGCAACCAGCAGGGTCAATCCTTGCGGTTGCAGGCACAGTAACGGCAGCAGCTGGGTCTATTCTTGCAGTACGAACAGACAGTGCTTCTGTGATAACCGTTGATACGGTGGTTGGTTCAGTGGTTACACTCTTCAGTCAGTCTCCTTCCGTTGTAGGCACCTACGCAGAAGATGCTGCCCACACCTCTGGTGATAAAGGTATTCTTTCTCTCAGTGTTCGTAACGACACAATGGCGAGTGTCACCTCTGCTGATGGTGACTACGGTGCCATCGCGCTTGGTCCAGTTGGTGAGGCAATAACAGCAAATTCCCCTATCACTAAGTGGATACAAGGAACCGCTGACTTGCGAACCGTCCTTGGAACCTCGGTTGCCGTCCTCGCTGCACAAGGAACTTCGGTCTTTACCTACGTCACGGCCGTACAAGTAGCAAACATGGGTTCAGCCTCGGTCTTAGTGACCCTCGCGGGAGGACTTGGCTCAATACTGGGTTACACGATAGCGCCAGCGGGCGGTGGTTCAAACATCATTTACCCGAATGCCTTGAAAACGGGGGCGAACTCGCAGTTTAGTGCCTCACTTAGTGGCACGGCTTCGGTCTTGGTCTCAGCGCAAGGCTTTATAGCGAAAATATAATATGGCCTGGTCTGCTGCACTTCTCGATAAAGACATAAAGACTGACGGAAGCATGACGCTCTTCGTGCAGTATGTGAATGGTCCAAGGACCATCAATAAGCAATACACGTTCTTTGGGAACTTTGATCTCCCTCAAGTCGTTGCGAATGAGATCTCGAACTTCGAGTCGCTTCGGCAAGAGTTCATCAGCACCCCACTCGGAGCAATTACTCCTGCTCCAGCAGTAACAGCAACCCCTACGCAGGTGGAACAGGCGAATTTCTTCACCAATTTAGCTAAACTAAAGCAGTACCAAACACTCATTGACCTTGGTGTTGCAACAGCTGACACTACTTTCAACAACCTTAAATCATCAGTAATCTCTGGATTCAATGCAAGCTACCTCTAATGTATGGCGATTTCTTTTGATGCGGGAAGTGGAGCAATAGCAGGACAGTCAGGAACCACTCTCAGTTGGACCCATGTCACCAGTGCAAGTGCGACGATCATGTTCGCGGGGTTCATGTCCAATGGGGCGACTGGCTCGTTAACTGATCCCTCTTCGGTGACGTATAACAGTGTCGCCATGACCCTCATCAACAAGCAAGATTCTCCGACTCCTGCGAACCGCGTCTGGCTCTACTATCTCGTGAATCCTGCTTCGGGCAGCCATTCGGTCTCAGTCACCTGGGCAGCCTCGCAAGATAACACCACGGGAGGCTCTGGAACCTACATTGGTGCCGCGACAACTGGTGTCCCTGACTCGTCTCACCAAGATTCTTCTACCGCTTCCGCTACCTTTACCCCTTCGACCACAGTAGTTGCATCAAATTGTTGGATTGTCGGCATTTACCGCAGTACCGGTGATGCATTTCAATCAATCTCAGGTGGAGTAAACCGTGGAGGAACCAATGCCTTTGACTGTAACCTCTACGATACCAATGCAACGGTCGGTACTGGCTCTCAATCTCCGGTGACGATAACGGCGGCCAGTGCTCCGGGTAATACATGGGCAGGAGTCAATGCTTCGTTTGCTCCGACAGCCGCAGCAGGGACAAGTAGAGATGCACGAGCACTAACCCTCCTCGGCGTTGGCTGATATGGCAATTGAAACTCTCATCATTGATAACTGGACAGGAAACTTGACCCGTAACGACTTCGGGAAGATAAACTCTGGTCTTGCAAAGTACGACACTTCGTGGGGCTACAACCCATTTTTTAATGTTGGTCAGTTGACCTGGTTTAAAGCACCAGGGGACGTGAGTTCTATCATTACGGACTCGAGCCTCGTCCTCGATGGCTTCCAACGCTTTGAGAGTGGAACTCTTTACACCTACGCCATTTCTGACTCTGGAAAAGTGTGGAAGATCTCAGGAGAAGGCGGCGGTGCTTCAAACCTTGCGTCGCTTTCAACCGGAACTCCAACTTTCGCCTACGGGGGGACAATTAGACCTTATAACGGGAAGATTTGGATCGGCCACGACAAGGGAATCACCCGCCTTAACTTTGACGGTACTGGTGAGACTGTAGTGGGAACCTGGAACACAACGAATTATATTCAGAATACCTACCGACCTCTGCAAGAGTTTGCAGGAAAACTCTATTATGGTAACGGGACGGATGACGGAACACATGTAAATATTGGTGAAATTGATACCACGAACCTCATCACTACACCAGTCAAACTCTCGCCAGGACTCCCCATCGGTACGTACGTGCGTGATCTCGACAACTCGTCTGATTTCACCTACCTTTTGATATCACAGTCCGTAACGGCCCCTGAAGCCATTGCTCCTGTAAACGACTTTGGGAATACCGCTGCTGGCTCCTCTGACCTCTTTCAATGGAATGGGACAGATGCCGGAGTAACCGTAGGAACGGCGCTTCCCGGCTTTGGTATCACGGCCACGCAATCATTTTCCGGTAAACAAATGATGTTCATGTATGACACCTTTGGTACTGCGCTCTATGAAGGTGAAAAGAAACGCTGGACCCTTCGTGATCAGAAGTCACCATTTCCTAACGCAACCACAAGTGCAGGAAACTTCGTCGTGTGGGCTAATCCTGACTTTTTCTGGAATGAAGATTCGCAGGCAGGTGCACTCTATGGCTCTATTTACTACTACGGGCAGCTAGACGAGAACACGCCGGTCGGTCTTTGGCGAGTAAATAGACAGGCTTCAACGATTGGAGGCGTCATTTACCAAGTTCCGTTCAACCAATACACCACTAACCGGTACATCTCAGTCAATACATCAGCAACTCTCCAAGTTGATTCAAACGGGACACACCTTTACTCCTTGGTGGACTACTCGGGTAATGCTGGCTCGACCAATAAGAAACTCTTCATTTTCTATGTTGCTCCTCCTGATGACTCCCCCGGAGGTTGGACTGGTGCGGTAGCTGGCGTTTACGAGACGCAAACTCAGATGTTCCCCCAGAAGGTGGCGGTGAAACAGATCCGCGTGTACACCAACCCGACAATATCAAACAATAGCTTCAATCTCGACATCATTGGCCCGAATGGTAAGAAGATAACCAACGGGAGCTTCTCCTACACTTTTGCCAGTGGTTCAGACCCGACTAGCCTCACCGGTTCACTTGACCGCATCAATTTCAATCCTGCCGTCAATTCCACCTATGGGGTGGGGCTCCGCTTCACCAATGCTGGCTCGACGAACATGACCATCAACAAGGTAGAGATTGACGTGGAACCGTCTGGAAAATAATATGGATCTTGAAACTAAACAGTACATTGATGAACAGCTGCGGCGTTTACTCATGGTTGGTGTCAAAAAGTACGGTGACACGCCTACTGATGCTAACCAATTAACACCCAAAAAGTACGTGGATGCCCATGCATCAACCCCAGCTGGGTCGAACGGGGATGTTCAATTCAACAATGGGGGTGCTTTTGGCGCTGATACAACACCCAATGCCTTCAATTATGATGCTGCTGCTCATCGCTTGAAGGTCACTAATATCCAAAATCCGTATGGTAACAGTGGCATAGCTCCGTTCATAAGTACTGCTGACGGACTATCGAATAGTAACCTCGGTCTCCAGGCAGGGGTGACCGCGTCACCAACACAGAATGGTAACATTGCTCTTGCAGGCAAGTCTGATGTTGGTAATGGCTCGGTATATGGAGCAATAGGAGGCGTACAGCTTATCCAATCAATCACCAATGGGGGAAGTCAGGTATTGGAGACAATTTACAGAACCAGTACTGCTGGTGCAACGGTCACTCCTGTGAAGGCACAAGCAGTAGTCGCAGGGGCAAGCACTACTTTCTTGATGGAGGTGCGGGCCACAGCTTCAACTGATCCCGCTTTTCCACCTGTCTTAGCAGATGGATGGGTCGTTCGTGGGGTATTTACAACAGACTTTAATAATCCTCCAACGACGGTAAGGCCTTCCAGCACTCTCCAGTACGACATGAACGTCACCGCTGACTTACCAGGAGCCAATGTCACTATCGGCTCGGTGACGGGAATCGGTCCTTCAAACCTCACGTTTTTATACCCAGAGATCAAGGGGTTGACTTCTTCGGTACTGAATTGGATTGTACACACGAAGACAATGATGAGCTGATTTTAATCAAAACTTAACGATAAGGTAGAATTACTCTATGGCAACTTCAACTCCAATGCTCCCAGGACTCGGCGGTGGAACTGGTGGCGTCCAACTCCAGCCAGGGCAACTCGCTACGGCGACGACGCCAACTACCATCCAGCAGAGCGGTACGACTTCGCTCGGTACCCCGGTCAATGCGCTTGGGTCAGCAGGAGCAACTCAACCGGCGACCACGCTTCCCTCGCCTACGCCATCGAATAATTTGTCTCCAACTGGGAACACCACCGCACTCCCCACAGGGTCGGCCGGAACACCAGTCACACTCACGCAGCCAGGCGGCTCTCTTATTCCAGGTCTCACCCCGATGACACCGACACAGATCATGAATACGCCGCAGATGAATACGGCGTCTGAGTTTGCGGCGAAGTTTGGCACCAAAGCGACGACGCCTGATCTGGGTGCTAAAACTGCGGATAAGTACAACGCCACCTTTAATGCAGTAAAAAACGCTCCTCCTCCGACGAATGGCGGCCAAGCTCGTGATGCCCTTCAGACAGCGCTCGATCAGCACGCACCTGATACAAAACCTGACCCTCTGGCCCAGGCAGCTGACGCTTATGCGAGCATGAACCCGGTCGTGAAACAGATGTTCGATAATATCCAGACCCTCATATCTTCCCAGAGTACTCGTACGTCTCTTGTAGATGAATTTACGAAACTGAATACCGACCAAGGACTTCAGGCTGACAAGCTTGCCCTCATGAACATCAACAACGTCATGAAAGGTACGGAGGATGATATTCGCAACGAGATCACCAAAGCAGGTGGCTTTGCCACCAACTCCCAGGTCTTGGCACTCACGGCTGCAAGGAATAAGGTTCTCATGAATCAGGCGACACAGCTCCAGGACCAGATTCAGATGAAAGAAGACTATGTAAAGCAGATAGTGAGCCTCACCCAGGCCGACTACGCGGAAGCTGATAAGCAGGTTTCAGAGCAACTTGGTCTTGACGAGAAAGTAGCAGAGGTTCAGATGAATCTCGACAATGCTACGACCAGTAACTTACAGAGCCTTGTAAAGAATATTGGCTACGATGGTTTGGCAGCGGGTCTTTCAGGGTCACCTGACTCTTTGAGACAAGCAGAAAAGAGCCTCGGTCTTGCTCGTGGAGCACTTTCAAACCAGACGTTTCTTTCACTCGCAAAACAGGCGATGGGGACAGGAGATAAAGCACTTCAATTTATCTCAGGGACCAAGAATCAAGAAGCTGGAGTCTTTAACCCCAATACAGGTTCCTTTTCCCCTATGGGGGGGAGTGGAGGGACTGGTAGTGGAGGGGGCGCTTCAACAGGAGGAGCTAATGGTGCAAATCAGGCCTACTACGATGCCTTTGCTAATGCCACTATTGGTGTAGGGCCACAGTCACTCGCTTCAGTCCAGGCTAACTTTGACAACTACATGAAGACAGGTGACTTAGAAGGGGCGAAGAACTACCTTACGGGCCTGGCAATACAACGTATTCCTGCACAGGATAAGACAACGATTAACGGGCGTAATGAAGCGCTTGCGGCCCTAAACGACATTCAAGGATTGTTAGCTTCGGCAAAAGCGCAAGGAATTGAGACGAATCTTCTGACTGGATCGCTTGTGGATGTCTCCAAGAAGCTTGGAGCATCTCCGAACACGAATCTTAACTATATTGGTTCACGAATTGCTCAAGCACTTCAGACCTACCGTCGCTCAATGACGGGGGTGGCGTTCTCTCCAGGAGAGGCTAAAGAGTACGGGTCCATTTTTCCCAGTATCTCCAACGTGGACACCCTCAACACTTCGCTCATTGCGGCTCTTCGTGATTCTTTCAACTCAAATAACCGTGCACAGCTCGCCACCTACATGGGCGGTAACAACGTCTACGATTCGATTTTTGGACCACCGAATACGGCGCAGCTGCCTAACTCAGGGACGAGCGCTTTCAAGTCAGGCGACATTGTCTCTGGGAATGACGGGACCATGTACGTGATCCAAGGAGATGGTCACTCGCTTTTGCCTTATTCGACAATCGCTCCATCTGGTTTATGGGGCAATATAACCCTCAAATAGTATGGATATTAAAGACTTGCAAGACGCACAATTGGTAACTCCGACATCAGGAGGATTTAACCTCTATTCTAAACCGTCTTCAGCTCCCAAGACTGATATTAGTCAGCTATCGAATGCTCAAGGGAACCTAAGTACTTCGCAAGCTCTTCTTGAGAAGGCAAACAACGTTTTTACTTCTCCTCTCCACAACATTGCCGCTGGAAATGGAGCCGATAACCTTCAATCAGCAATTGGGGCGGGCAAGCAAGCGATCAGTGACTTTGCTTCAGCTGGGGCACAAAATGCTGGCCCAATTGGACAGGGGATGCTTGACGCCGCACCGGGCCTTAAACCTGCATTTGAAGGATTGAAGACTGCAACGCAGCCAACTAATCTGGCACAGGCACAAGGTGCAGCACAGACGGGAATGGCTGAAGTCGCACTAGGAGGTCCAGGTGGAGTTGGCCTCGCAAAGGAGGCAATGGGGGCTGCACCAGGTCTCGCAAGAGAAGCAGGTATTGCTGTCCCTGGGACGCTACTAGGAAATATTGCAGATAAAGTCGGAGAGGGAATCCAAGGAGTAGGCAAAAGTCTCTATAAGTTTTTCTTGCCACAGTCGGAAAAGGAGTCGGCTCTTCTCAGAATGTATAAAGCCAATACGCCGCTACCTGAGAGAATTGCTACAGCTCTCAAGGGAGAAGAATCAGGTGCGCCAAAGACAATGGCAGATTCTTTGTTTGATAAGACAAAAGGAGGCGGAACTGAAGGAGCATTAGGGGTCAAAGCAACAAGAGGGAAGGATGCAGTCTGGAAAGAGGTTTTACAACCTGCCTTCAAAGAAGCAGATAAGACGCACAAGGTCAGTATGACCAGCTTTTTTGACGAACTTCAGCATGACATCACGGTTGATAATCCTGAACCATCTCGTCGGAATGATTTACTAAATGGCCTTGAAGCTTTAAAGGAAGACTACAAGGGAACTGACCTCGTGAGTCCATCAAAATTACAAGACTTCAAAGAGGCATGGGCACAGCACCTGCCCAACAAAGCGTTCAAGGGTCAGGAAGTTGGCCCAGCATTTAACGAAGTAAAGAACCTTGCTGCTGATAAAGCTCGAACAGGTCTTTACGACCTTTTAGGTCCTGATGCTAAAGAAGCGTTCTTTGACTACGGTAATCTCAAAAGCTTTGAAAAGCTGGCTGATCAGGAGACATCAGGGAAGAATAATAAATCTCTTTTCTCCTTAGAAACATTGAAAAATAAAGCGTTAGTACCTATAGCAACCGTCGCAGGACGGACAGTTTACCGTGTAGGGCAAGGCATTGAGTTAGTTGGAGAAGCTGGAGCAAGGACGTTGGGTGACCTTGCACTCTTCAAGTCCCTAACCAGCCAAGAAACACAGCCAGGAGCCACACCACCGCAACCACTATAAAAAATATAAGCATAGATAGCAACTGTACCACATTATAAGTAGAAAGCAACTATGGGAGAGATCGAGACAACCTTAGCAGAGAGCCAGTCAGCAGAGGCAATAAACGCTACCAAGAACGCCGCAGAGGCTATTGAGCGTGCTCGTGCGGCGCAACTTGCGGCGGCTGTTACGGTGAACGAAGAGAGAATGGCAACTATCGTGAAGCATCAGGTGGAAAACGTACTGGCGACAGGTTCAGAACAGGAGAAGTCTATCATCCTTGCCCGAGTCCCTTATATTTGTCAGGATATAAAGAATATCAATTTACGAGGAGAACGAATCGAGAAGACTTTAGTTGACCTAAATCAAGGACTTGCACTTCTTCAGCAGCGCTCTGACCTCACCACCAAGATAGTTTACGGGGCGGTACTCATTATCGTAACCGGGTTTTTAGGTGCATTAGTCGCGATCGTTATCCCTCACTTCAATGGCAAATAAACTCGAGATCTACTACATAATGAAGCCGCATTTGGTGACTCAGGCGTGGGGCATCTATAACCCAGCCTATCAACAATTTGGCTACTCGAAGCACAATGGGGAGGATAATGCGATAGGTACCGATAAGAAGCTCTGGTGGCCAATACATAACTGCACTATCTACGATACGGCATTTAGTGAAGCAACGGGTTGGCGCATCAAAGCTACCACGAATGATAAATATCTCTTTCCTGATGGAGTGGAATGTCGGGTAGATATAATTATGATGCATTTAAAGGAGCAATCTCCTCTCAAACCAGGCCAAGTGGTAGATGTGGGAACCTGTGCTGGAATCCCAGATAACACGGGTTTTTCCACTGGACCACATACCCATTTCATGCTCCGTCGAATCTCAGATAATGGGGCGCTTTTAGACAAAAATGATGCGGACAACTCATTTGACCCAGTGCCGTATTACACGCACTATTACGCGCAGGATTATGACACTTTGATTGAGAAGTTTCAGTCTCTCATTTTAATATTGCAGAAGTTGGTCGGCTCTCTGCCTCCCATTAGTAAGTGAAACAGCTATGGATTTAGTTATCCCAGCAGTCGCTCTGGCGCTCATCCCGGTTGATATCGCGTTGGTCGCCCTTGCCAAGATGTACTTGGATGCCAAATATGCAGCATTGGTTTCGGTATTCTTTGGCATCATTTTGGCGTGCCTCATTCCCGATGCAGGCGGGTGGCGAGGAATCGTGCTCGATGGCATCATCATAGGCCTTTCCGCTTCCGGTCTTTACAGCGGTACCAAGGCAGCAGTACAATAAGAAGATTACAAGTCAAACGATTTGTAAGAGAGCAAGAGCCCCCTCAAGCCTAGAGGAGGGCTCTTTGCTATATCCAGTTAAAGAAGATATTCAAAAAGGCGAGGATAAAGGCAATAGGGCTGAGTATGAAAGCCAGCATAATAAGAACTAGAACGTATCGGTTGTGCGCTTCCATAGTCTTTAAAAGACCAAGCGGCTATTACTAGTCGCTTGGAAAAAAGGAGTCAGCTTGGAGATTTGAGCCACCGTTTCAAGCCCTCGATCTGTTTCAGGTGCACGGCAAGGAAGTCTTCCTTACATGCCTTCCTGCAAAAAGAGTAGCCGAGCCACTTGTGGCGTACGAGGCCCAGTTTCCCCCTACAACTCTCACAGCGATCAGGCTTTTTCACTAGCAGCCTCCTTGCGGTGGACGCTAATGTGGCTGTTGGGGCGTCCGTAGAAGATACGACAACACTGAAGGCTACAAAAGACTTCAGGGTTTTTGTTGACCCGGTAGGTGCCCATAGTACAGGTCTCTCTGCACATAGAGCACTCCGGTATTCGCACTGGAAGGGCGTTTGACATTTCTTCCTCCCGCTTTCTGTCTTCACGTTTGATGGCAGCAATGATGCGGCGCTTATGTCGCATCTCTCGTTCGAGGCGTTTTGCCTCAAGATAGAGATTCGAGTTGCTCACTAGATGCCTCCTACATCAGGCGGGAAGAAGCACACAGCTTCGCCCTGGTAGATGAAGAGAACTGGTTCGTTGTTCGGTGGAAACTGCCCGTACTGCACTATGTCAGCGGGTATTTGTTTCCACGTCGCTCCATCGAGCCAGTACCACTGCGTTACTCCGAAGATTGTCGTGCGCCGGATGTCCGTATGCACAACATCGCCGTGGTCGCAGCAGCTTTTCCATGACCACCCGAGACGCTTGCGCGTATCTTCCGTCATGGTTCGTGAGCGGTACCAGTCCCTGACTGCCGGATTGTTCTGTGCGTACTCCGGCTTCCAGGTTGCAAGTCGTAAGTAGGATGGTAGCGAGGTCATAAGACCCCACATCACCTTCTTGTACGCAAGCATCGCCACGACACGGGTCTCTTCGTCAGAGGTGTACGTATCGAGAGTGTAGAGGTAGGTGGCAGGTACGTCAGCGCAGTCGCCTGCTTCAACGAGTTCTGCCCACTTCTCATTCCCGGTTCCCTGCATGTCTGCCAGTGCGAGCCGATAGGCATCGCGTACTTCGTGACAGACTGGCGAAGCATTTACGCCTGAGCACAGCATGAGGGCGGTAAGACCGCCAACAAGCAGGTAGGCGAGCAGAAGAACACCATCATGGGCGATTCTTCTTGAGGCACTTTGCAGGGCCATGCGAAGCCGTTTGAGACGGCGAATTTCTTCGTACACTTTCCCGCGCACTCTACTTCGAGAGTGAACGGTATCCCTCGCTGAAGTAAGTAAGGCGCGGCGTCGGTTAGTCGCATCCATCTTCTCCTCCTAGATTAAGCCAAGCAAACGAAAGCATCTTATACTTGCCTCTGCCCAGCGGTTGAGAAACCACCAGTGAAGGTCACTATACGTGACTTTCGGCGGGGGGTCGTCAGGATCGTGGATAAGCAGGATGTTATCGTGCTTACCAAAGAGGTCGTTTGGTTCCTCCATGTTTGTCTCCTTTTCAAAGGGCCTACGGTAATTCTAGCAGACCTGTTCACTTAATTTTCATCAGGAACCACTCCTGGCCGACGATTGACCTTGATGCCAACACCTTTGCAGAGATGCGTCCAGTCAGAACGGTGCTTTTTGAGGTATTCAGGCCAGTCGTTGGTATCAACCCCAAGTTGAAAATCTCGGCCAAGGTAGTCCCTATTAAGGGCAATGGCCCTATCAACACCAGCAAGGATCTGCGGGTGGTTAAATTCTTGGTGTGCGTAGGAGCGAATCTTTCGTTTCACGAACTCGGCTCCCCCAATATTCGTAAAATGCCAGCCAGACTTCATCTTCGGGGCCCACATATGTCTTCTGCGTTCGTCGTAGGCTCGGAGGTTATCAAGAGTATTCTGTCGTATGTCTCTATACGGCATCACTGAAGTCCCAGTCCAGTATTCACTGGACTTATTATCTAAAAAGTAGGTATACACTGTCTGCTCCAGCTCCCAGCGACCAGGAGGATAGGTAAGGGTGGGATCCCACACTTCGTCTACGTCTCCTACGAACACTGTATCATCATCACGTAAATGGGTCAGCGCATAGCGCATTGACTCTTTCTGGATGAACTCCCGGTGCCACCAGTGCTGCTCGATTGGGATAGGTAGGTACGCTTGGGCAAAAGCCTGCATAAGAGGGTCGCTAAAGGGTGTCATGACGTGATACTTGATCTTTGGGAGCCATTTCGCGTAGCGGGCCTTCTGGGACTCAAAATAGCGTACTTTCGGTACTCCTGCGGTTGTCTCATCTCCTTCACAGAGAATGAACTGATCTACAGCCTTATCGAGGATATTGAGACGTAGCTCGAGTACTTCAAATTCTCCATTGAATGAAAAGAGGTCAACTACCGCCATAACAAGCCGTATGAACGCTCTGCTAGCTGCGCTTCTCCAGGCAATTGGGTATAAGGGAGGGTATCACGCATCTTCTCGTAGAAGTCTCTTGAATAGCGGTGTACCCGCTCTTTAGTAAGTAGGTACGAACCACCTGGTGCGAAGGGAATAAAGTCAGGGCAGGGGAGGTTGAACAATTGTGCCCACTCTTGGAAATTGCGGATGTTCTTGGCAGGGTGCGGCCCTAAGTACCAGCTATCATTACGCTCTTCGTACCAACCACTTCCTCCCCAGCGGCAAACAACCCCAAGCTTATCTGAGTAGGTCTTATGATCTGGACGGATAAGAGGGCTAAACTCACCTATAGCCAGAGCACGTTCAAAGGTATCTCGATCGCAGTACTTCCAGAGGTTAGTCTTCGACCAGAGAAAGATCTCTGGAAGGTCATCATAAAATTCCACTAGGAAGTCTAGCTTGTCAAAGTCAACATTTCCTCGGTTTTCAGTCTTTCGTACGTTGGCATCAAATTTACGGTTGACTCCATCATCGGAGCGATCGTACATGATGGCTTGAATGTCGTAGTCCCGCCACCAGTCTTGGGGATCGTAGTTGTAATTAACCAGGCAAGCGTACTTTACTTTAGACATAGTCAACGGTGCTGTCCCGTACAGTGATGATAACACTACTCCGATGAAGGCCGCCTATTATGTCAATGACAACGTCGGCAACTCGCTCAGGTGGTTGTGCTTTCCCTTTGAGGCCCAACGAGCGCCACATTTTGGTGTCGGTCGGTCCTGGGCAGAGAGCGTGGACTTGGAGCTTGGGTTTTAACCGGGCTAAAGTCTCAGCGTAGCTATTGAGAGCTGCCTTTGAAGCAGAATAGATAGGATACTTAGTATTTCCCTTGATCCCTGAAGTCGAGGAGAGGAAAATGATGCCACCATCTTCTTTTAGTCGAGGTAAAAGTCTTTCCACGTACTCAATACAAAGAAGAGTATTGACCGAGAAAGTGTACATGGGGTTTTCTTCTCCAATGACTCCATGAGCAAAGATGAGCCAGTCGAATCCTCCTATCTCCGTATTCACCACTGAAACGACTTCATGTCCGTAGAGCCGTTCGGCTATAGCTGAGCCAATACCCCCTGACATGCCCGTCAGAAATATCCTCATGAAACCTCCCGAGGAGGGATAGGGAACAGGAAACGTGGTGTGTAGGTGATCTTTTTCCTGATATCACTAAAGTAGTCAAAGGCAAAGACGACCAGAATGTCAGGCTTTTGTTTTAAGAGAAAGTCGTTGGTCACGATGGGGATATGTCTCCCCGGAGAGAAGCGGTGTTGTTTAAGCGGACTATCATCCACTACAAAGGATATAAGGTCAGGGCCGATCTTCCCAAAATTCGTAATGGTGGAAAGACGTGCCGGAGCCCCGTAACCAGCGACTGAAAAGCCCTGTTTTTGATATTTTATGAGCTTCTTCTTCAAAGCGAGGACTTGTTTTTTCGCGTCAAGACCAAACTTTTTCACCCTCTTATGGGTAAGGAAACGAACTTCTTCTTTCAAGAGTTTTTTAACCCGAGGGGTAGGCTTCTTTCCACAGTCAGCTTTTTGCGCGGTCACTCGTAGGGAGCCCCCGTGGATCTCGGTGACTTCAACATCCTGGAGGTACATACCATGCATCTCAAAGAGTTTTGAGAAAGAGGTGACGGAGAAGTAGAAGATTCGATCGAGATAGAACCTTTCAAAGGCAAGCTTCTTTAGGATTTCCACGTTGTATTCAACCTCAACAACGAATTTACCGTCCCTGGTCATGAGGTTTTTCACATCTTCGATGAACTGATGCGGGTCCTGCAAGTGCGAGAACATACTCAACCCAGTAATAGCATCCGCTCTGCCGTACTTTTGTTTGATGAAACTCACGGACTCTCGGTTAAAAAAATCAACCAATGTCTCGTAGCCAGCGGCATTGGCGATCTTCCCGACGTTTACGGACGGGTCAACGCCCAGAGCTTTGATGCCCATTTCTTTTAGAGGCTTTAGTGAAATGCCGTCATTTGAGCCGACATCAACCACGAACTTGCAGTCTTTCAGTTTCTTACGAGCAAAGTCCTCGTAGTGTTTGACCAGTGCTTCGTTAACTGATGAAAGGTAGTAGTAGTCAACGAACATGGTTTCCCGTGAAACCTGAGTATCGAGCTGGATATTCTTACACTTAGAGCAGAAGTACACTTTAACCCGGTAAAATTCTTCTTCGGCCGTAACACGTTTCGGGTACTTGTTGGCCATTGGCTGCTCTCCTAGGTCAAGGAAAACAAAGTTCTGCGCTGAACAAAGAGTACATTTCATAGGTAAATAAATGACTTATAAAAGTTCTGACTTGTTGACCATTGCTCAATGTTTCTTCGCGCCCAGTAGCGAGGAGCGACGGTGACGGTGTCCTCATCCCAACCTTCCAACTCGTAGTGTTTTAGGAGACGAGGCAGGATGTAGAATGCGCTATTGGCAATGATGGCGTATCGAGCATAACGAATTTGCCGCCAATCTTGGGAAACATCGTGGGTAATCTCGTAGTGAGGCAGGCATACTCTAGCAAGCCCTGGGTCGTCAGTAACGACACGGAAACGCATGGCAGGGTTGATTTCACGCATCTTATTGGTGGCAGCCTCCCAATAGTCTTTGGTCAGGAATAGTTCAGGTACTGCTGCGTATTCCCCACCACGAAAGCCAATGATGCAGAGGTCATCAGGTACTCCAATCGGCTCAGTCTTTAGCCAACTAAATAAGTCAGCATCATCCCAGTACTTCTCATCCTGAAGTCGGCAGCCATCCACGATGGTGTTATCAGACAGAAAAAAGAACTCAGGATCAAAGTCAGGTTTCCCTTCATACAAAGCAAACGGAGCATCAACTATTATCTTCCCGGCGGGGAGTTCAACACGATACGGAAACGGGATTTCGACCCCTCGTTCCAACTGAATGAAGTCTTTGCCCTTGAACTCCCCTGCCATCCCAAAGGGAACGCCGAGTCTCTCGGCAGTGATTCGGGCAGCCAAGTAACAGAAGAGCTGGTCTCCTACGCCACTACCAGGGTGCAGAGTCCCCACAATCATAATCGTTTTCGGGTTTGATTACCCCATCGGTCCTTTTTTGACATATCCTGCATGTTGTCTTTATGCGTCCCAAGAAAGAGGTGGTCAGGGTTCACGCAATGTGGCGTGTCGCATGTATGCAAAACATCAAGCCCATTCGTGGGGCCAACGACCTCTTCGTACATGAGCCTGTGAGCCAGCTTCGTTCGTTTTTGACCTTTCATTCCAAGTCTCCCATAGCCTTGATTATTCAACGAAGCTGTCCAAAGCCAGCAAGAGGTGGTCTTTTGAATTTTCGCCATCAATCGCTCAAGGACAGGTACAAAACCGTGCCCTTTCTTAAATTGGGTGGCTGGAGATAGGTGAAGCCCTTTCTTGCCCTTATTCCACGGAATGAAACCTTTCTCAAATTGACCTGAGTTTTTCATGATTCCAGTATACCACAGCCAGGATGTATGCAGTCCAATGATCATGATATGAGAGTAAACTTCTGTCTAAGAATGAAGGGAAGGAAAGTGTGGGTGGAGGCATAGACGCCTTGTTTTGAGGTCAATTCATGCGCCCTCCAGCGAGGACCTTTCTTTTGCACAATGACAAACTCTTTCCCGGAAAGTTTGTTCTTCCACACCTGCCCTTTTTTGATGATAAATGGCTCAATCATGGTTTTGAGATCCTTCTCACGACAGCGAGACCATTACACTCAGAAGACTCTTTCTCGAGCTTCCAGTTAGGATTGTAGAGAAAGTCTTGGATACAAGCTTTAACTTCAGGGATCTTGGTGTCGTGGAAGATGATGCGTTTCTGCACGAACTCAGAGTGACGCCAGAGTTCTTTCACGATATGGGAATAGAGGTGCAAGGTGTCAATGAAGAGGACATCAATGGTCGTAAATAATACCTGAGTTGAATCCCCTAGAATAAAGCGCCAGGCGATACCTTCCTCGTGTGCTGTTTGACCCACTTCAACAATTGTCTCTTCAGGAGGGTAAATAACATCAACCGAGGCCATGAACTTCGGTTTGTTGGCAAGAAGTGCCCAGGTTGAAACACAGTCACGGACTCCCAGCTCTACCACGTAATCTCCCACGGTGACACTCTCACGGATCAATGGAAAGAGAAGGTTAACATCCGAGGGAGTCTTTAAAAGTGCCTGGTATTTATCTTCAACGGTCATGACGTCTTTTATTGGTCAACTTGGTGGAATGCGAACGTTTTTTCGATGCTTTCATTTTCCGGGATGCGATGCTCTTTACTAAAGAGGCACGCTTCTTCGAGCGGAGCAACGCGGATTCCATGTGCTTCAAGGATGCTTCGGTTGTGACACATGAGAAATCCGTCTTCATTGGTGTACCCGTAATATGCCCTCCAAGGGAGATTAAGACGTGTGGGGGCATCCAGGAGTCTTTTTGATCGGAGGGAAACACTATTTCCCACTCGTTGGAGCCTCCCGAGGTCATCCAAGTAACTGAAGTTGTCTTGTGGAAGTGGCCAGGGTGCTCCGATGAAGTCATAGTCGAGCCACTCGTCACGCCAGCATTCTGGGTTGATGGGGTAGCCGTCGGCGTGGAAGAGGAAGGCGAACGGCGTCTGAACATAGTGCGTAAGCTCGTACACAATCTTGTAATTCCAGATATCAATTGAAGTGCAGTCAAGATCAAAAATAATCTTACGAGCGCCCCATTTGATATCTCGGGACGCTTCATCGAGTGCTCGTTTGTGTCCTTCATAGTCTTTAGAGGTAAGTGCAATAAGGGTAACTTGTGATAAATCAAGCATGGAAGTATTTATTAAATACCCATTGAATGTAGCGGAGGTCCTCCATTTTCCACGATGGGTGGACGCCTATCCAGAAGCTGTGTTCTAGGATGTAGTCAGCTCCCTCGAGAGAGGTCCCAACCCGGTGAGGGACATCTTTGTACCCAGGATGTTTAAGAATATTCCCTGCGAACATTGAGCGAGTCTCAATACCATGCTTTTCGAGGTGAGCAACCAGTTTTCCCCGCTCAGGGAATGAAAGGGGGAAAGCGAACCACGAGGGATCGGCCTTTGGGTCCCAGGTAGGTAAGTAGAGTCCAAAGTCCTCAAAGCGCTTAAGGTTTTTGTAGAGGTAGTCAAAGTTACGACGACGCAGTTTCTTTATCTTCTCGGTCCTTCTAAGTTGGACACGTCCCATTGCCGCTTGGAGTTCAAGTGGGCTAAGGTTCCAGCCAAGTTTTTCGTAGATGAACCTCGCGTCTTGGTCTTCCGGGATCGTGGGCCATTTCTTTCCATTAGTTCGCCGCGTGATGTCAGATTGACGTCCCCAATCTCTATACATTCTAGCTTTTCTGGCAAGTTCGCCATTATTCGTAAAGACACCCCCACCTTGACCCATTGAAACAATATGCGCCGCATGGAACGAGGTAAAGTTGATATGTCCGAAACTCCCAACTCTTTTACCACCGATAGACCCACCCCACCCATCGCAGTTATCTTCAACGACATATAGATTAAGTTTATCAGCTATTTCCATGATCCGAGGCATGTCACAGGGATTCCCCACGGCGTGGACACAGATAATGGCGCGAGTCAACGGAGAAAAAGCTTCTTCAATCTGGTCTGGATCTAGGTTGTAGGTCCCAAGTTTGGAGTCCACAACCACAGGAATAAGGCCAAGCTGCACGATAATATTAAAGATAGTAGGAAACGTAGTCGCGGGGATAATGACTTCCGAGCCGGGTCGGAGTTCAAGAGCAGCAAGAGCAAGAAGCCCAGCGCTAGATCCAGAGTTTGCAAGTATTCCATGTTTCACTCCTAAATAGTTAGCAGCTTCAGCCTCCATGAGCTTGGTCTCAGGACCTGATGGCCACCAGTTCTTGTTTACAACCTTAGTAATTGCTTGCTTTTCCTCCTTGCCCAGAAGCATACCGCCATAGGAAAGTCTCCGCTTTTTCATACAAGGTCTTTAATGATATCTGCTAAAGAGTATTTGTAGTCCCATTCAGGGTAGTCACTACGGAACTTAGAGACATCGTGGACATCCCAACGACGGTCACCGAGTCTTTCAGGGCCGGACGTGAAGAGTGCAGGCTGTGCTTCCTGGGGCCACGTATCTATGCCGAGTTCCTTTTGGATGAGTTCAATGGCTTCAAGGACAGACACGCTTCTATCTGGGCCACCTCCGATGTTGTACACGGCACCCGCTTTCGGCGACTGAATGAAACTGTAGAACGCGGCAGCAAGGTCACTAGCATGTATCTGGTCTCTGACTTGTTTTCCGTTGCCATGAATGGTGTAGGGCTTTCCCTCTTTAATGCACTGTGCTAAGTAGGCCAAGAAACCATGCCAGCGGGAGCCAGCATGGTTCTTGCCTGTTATGCAGCCGGGTCGAAATATGCCTACGGTAAGGCCTCTGGCTGCATACTGTTGGGCGTACATATCTGCGGCTGCTTTTGAGCAACCGAAGAAGGAACGGTCTCCCGCGAAATCGAGCCCAAGGGACTCATCAAATCCTTTATAGTATTTCGTATGGTATAGATGTGGAATATATCGAGTTTCTTCTTCCTGAAAACCATATTCTTTAGGATACATATTCTCCCCATACACCTTATCCGTAGAGACATGGACGAAGACTGCTTTAGGGGAGTATTTTCTGGTTGCTTCTAAAAGAATGACTGTGCCACGGGCATTGATATCAAAATCCTCCATAATATGTTCCGTTGCGTAGTCGTGTGATGGCTGAGCAGCCGCGTGAATGACTGCGTCAAAGGGCCCGGTGCCCCGGAATAGTGCTCCTATACCGTCTTGGTCTCTGATGTCGTAGAGGTACTCTCCATGCCCGGACTTGTCTTCACTTCCGAACATCTTACTGCGCTGGTTGTTGTCAATCCCCGTTACTTCCCAGCCTCTGGCGTCAAATAGTTCTCTACAGGCAGAGCCAACCAAACCATTCACCCCAGTAATAAGTATCTTCATAGCTTCACCCATTCAGGGAGTAGTTCGACTTCTCGAGCAAGAACACCTTCGTGGAACCACTGTTTAGGCATGATTGTTTTTCCACCACCAAGAAACGCGGCCCACCAGGAGAAGGAGCTATTGGCACCAATGTGAGCCTTACACGAAGCCATCAAATTCAAATCTTCCTCTTCTTTGTTGTCTTTGTTCACTAGTTCGTACCTACCAGGAATAAAGGTGTCCAAGAAGTCACGGCACCACTGGCGGTCTGCTTTATCTTGTTCCCAGCCCTGGTTGTCTTTGCAAAAGACCAGGAACTGCTCATCTTTATCGAAACAGTTGACCGCTTTCTGGTAGTAGTCAGTCTCGGTCAAATCAACGTAAAAGTGTTTGGCTTTTAGGTAATCCCCTCGACGTATATGAAGGGAAACTTTATCAATACTTCCTGGAGTTATGCCCTCCATAAAGGTAGCACGAATCTCAGGAGAATGCGTCCACCAACGGCTGTATTGCTGTAAATAAGTATCAGGAAGAACGCCATCCAGTACCTGTCCAATGAGAAATGCTTCTTTGAACATCAAGTTCCCGAGTCCTCCAATTCTGTTCCGTGCTGCTTGCATACTAATTTCTCATCCATTCAGGGTTCTCAGCCTGCCATTCAATGGTTGACTTCATGCTCTCCTCGAAGGTTTTTGGTGGCCTCCACCCAAGCTTTGTAATCTTTGTGTTATCGAGGCCATAGTGCGGGTCGTGACCTGGACGCTGCGTATGCGTGTCCACGAGTTCGTAATCGAGACTCTCCTGCCCCATTAGTCGGCTAATTTCTTGCGCTAGTTCGAGGTTGTCGAGTTGCTTGTCTCCTGCGATATTGTACCTGTCGGGCCTATCAGCGGTGTTTGGCGTGTGCAAATAAGGCTTGGTATTTTTGAGAAGAAAAAGAATAGCATCAGCAAAGTTACGAGAATGTATATAACTGCGAGACCCAATGTGACCAGGTTTACCATGTATTGTTATTTTCTTACCTTGGGAAATCCACTTCTGAATCATTGCGGGGTATTTGCTTGATTGCTGCATCTCCCCAAAATTGTTCATTGTGTTGGTAATGATAACGGGAACTCCATAGGTACGCCAGTAGGAGATAGCGATAGCTTCTTGGCACGCTTTAGAAGCCGCATACGGGTTTGATGGGATAATCGCATCCCATTCGACTCTAAGGTCATCATGCTTTGAAGACACTGCACCATAGACCTCGTCGGTAGAGATCTGGATGAAGGTTGATGGTTTAGCGACTCGGGCATACTCAAGTAGATTCAGGGTTAGGTTTATATTGTTTTGGATAAAGGGAACTGGATTTTGTATCGAGGCTTCAACATCAGAAAGAGAAGCCATCGCGATGATGTAGTCAATGTGACCGATCTTTTCTGCCATAATGGGGCTAATCGGCGCATTGAGGTCGTGGGTGATGATATGTGTTCTCGGGAGCCAGTCAGGATGAGCGTCGAGCATTACTTTGACCCGGTCGGTCCAGCCTTTGTGCCTGAAGGAGTCAATCCCCACTACCTCCCAGTCCGTATTCGTCATGAAATGAGCAAGGAAGTGGGAAGCAATACTTCCTCCTATTCCACTGAGTAAAACTCGCTTATGCATATCTCTTTCTCATTAGCTGAATCTCTGATAATTTTCGCTCGTCAGGGACGCGATGGGTAAGTTGCCCTGCGTGTAAGCCAATGGTGACTGGGAACTTGTCCAAGATGGCAGGGGGTCCATACTGGTCGAAAAGCTTTTTGTAGAGGGACACATCATAGAGCCAGTCCAAGTCTGCATCAAAAGTGACTCCGAGGTCATTTCTGAACGTTAGCACGCTCGGAGCCCCTATTGTGTTGTTGCCTGTGTGGATATCGCTAGAATACCGCGCCAAATGTGGGTATTTTGGCTCATTGAAGTTTTCGCTATGCATACAACCACTGACCTGCCAGTAGTCGAGTGTACTAAAGTTGGAGACTATTTCCCCTAAAGAATACTGGTCGGAGAAGTAGTCATCAGCGTGGAGGATTTTGATGAGTTCACCTTCTGCCATTTCAAAGAGGCGGTTCTGCGTCTCAGCAGCACGACCGTATTTGAGGAGAATGATCTCGTAGTCAGTAAAGACTTGTTTTTCGATACTGTGCAGGCACC